AGACGGCTGGAGCGTCACAATTAACAACGTTTTGTGCAGAATTTTAGACGATGTTAACGTTCGCGGGCGTGTTCAACACCCTGATCAAGTCTGGTAAGGAGAATCGCAATGGCAAATGAATCCGATCAAATCGAAATTGAGCTTGATGATGCTGATAAAAAAGCCAAAACAACTGAAAAAGATGACATCAAGGTAGAAAAAGCAGAAGAAGCGCCTGAAAAAGACGAGATTGCTGCTGCTGATGGCGTTGAAGAGCTAAAAAAACGTCTCGAAGAAGAGCGCCAACTGCGTGTAGAGGCTGAAAAGCGTGCTCGAGAGTATGCAGAGCGCGAAACTTCGGCTCGAAACGAAGTGCAAGACAGCAATTTGACGTTAGTAACTAACGCCATTGAGACTGTTAAGCAAAATAATTCGATTTTGAAGGCTAATTACAAAGAAGCCATGTCAATTGGCGACTTTGACAAGGCCGCAGAGATCCAAGAGGCGCTTTCGTCTAATTCTGCGAAGCTTTTGCAGCTTGAACAGGGCAAACAAGCTCTCGAGAACATGCCAAAGCATCAATCGCAGATGCCATCTGACCCTGTAGAGGCTTTAGCGTCCCAACTTTCGCCGAGATCGGCTGATTGGATTCGCCGAAACCCTCAATGCGCGACAGATCAGCGCCTTTTCCAGAAAATGCTGGCTGCTCACAACCTCGCTATGGCTGATGGGATCGTTCCTGATAGCGACGAATACTTTGAGTTCGTTGAATCAACTATCAACATCAAACAGGCTGCTCCGCGCAAGGTTGAACAGGTCGCCGATGAGGACCCTACGGCGGCTGCGGCAAAACCTACTCAGCGGCGCACGTCGCCGCCCGCAGCGCCTGTCACCAGAGGAGGAGAGCGATCAAATGTCGTCCGTTTGACCGCCCAAGAAAGAGAAATGGCCCAGATGATGGGTATGACTGATAAAGAATATGCCACTCACAAACTTGCTCTTCAAAAAGAAGGCAAATTGAATTAATAGGAGTTTTGATTATGAATGATCAAATCAAAAGGGTTCGCCCAAAGATGAGCAAGCTTCGTGAAGCCTCTCAAAAGATAAAGGAAGAAGCTGCAGCAGCGGCGGAAGCGGAACAAGAGCAAGCTGTTTTAGAGGCAGAAGATGCTGGTCTAAGCCGAGCGGAAATGAGGCCCGTCATGAGAGAAGAAGATCCACGCACTCGAGCGGCTCGCCGTGCGGAAGAGATCCGCAATCATTTGGGCGGCATGGATGATGGCACCGATGAATTCTTCATTGACCCTCGGGATATCCCGCCCGGTTGGTCTTACGAGTGGAAGCGCAAAACTGTGCTCGGTCAAGAAGATCCGGCCTACATGGTCAGCCTAGCCCGCAAAGGCTGGGAGCCGGTACCGGCCTCACGCCATCCGCATATGATGCCGGAGGGGTGGGTCTCAACCGCTACCATCGAGCGCAAGGGATTAATCTTGATGGAGCGCCCTCTTGAGCTTACTGAAGAGCAGCGGGAGATTGATCGAAGGGCCGCGATTAATCAGGTCCGGCAAAAAGAGCAGCAGCTTGCCGCCGCTCCGGCAGGCACCTTTGAGCGGAATAACAAAGACTCTTCCTTGGTCAAAGTCAAAAAGTCCTACGAAGCCATTCCCATCCCAAAAGACTGATTTTAGACAGGCGCCGAAAGGCGCCTTTTTTTTACTTGGTTGACATTTCCAAAAGGTTGGCGGTATTGTTCCGCCCAATGCCTCCCCCGGCGTGGAGGTTTTTGTAAAAACCCGGCCTAGTCGCCCCGGCGTGCGATGATGGCTTCTCGAAAGGAGAACCCGTCATGGCGAATGTTTTTGCGCCTTTCGGATTTCGGCAGTACTCAGGTACCGGCTCTGCTCCGACTTATGAGCAGGTCGCGACCTTCTGCGAATACAATACCGCTGCCATGTACTTCGGTGATCCGGTTTATCGCGACGCGACGAGCGGCGGCGTTAAGCCCGATACTCCGGGGACCGGCATTCTTGCTGGCGTTTTTGTCGGCTGCAAATACCTCTCGGTTTCTCAGAAGCGCACCGTATGGAGCAACTTCTGGGGCGCCGCCGATGTTGCCTCGGGCAACCTCGTCGAGGTGTATGTGGTTAACGACCCGAACGCTAAGTTCCTTGCTCAAGTGGGCGGTTCGACCACTATCGGCGCTACGGCTGCCGAAATTGGCTCGAACGTGCAGTTTGCTTACGGTACTCCCAATGCCACGACTGGCATTTCGGGCGCTTTCGTAAACATCGCTGTTACGCCAACCACTACGGCCACCTTGCCGTTCAAGCTGGTGAGCCTTGTCACCAACCCGCCGGGCTCGCCCGGGACGCAGGCTGGCGTGTACAACTATGTGGTTGTCGCGTTCAACAACGTCGAAACCAAGACCCTCACGGGCGTTTAATAGGAGTAAGGGAAAATGGCAGTCAATCTTAGTGCTATTAAGGACCTTCTCCTCCCCGGCCTCCGTGGGATAGAAGGCAAGTACGAGATGATCCCATCTCAGTACGACAAAATCTTCACCAAGCATGATTCAAAGTTGGCCCTCGAGCGCACCGCTGAAATGCGGTACCTCGGCCTCGCTCAGCTAAAGACTGAGGGCGGTCAGACCTCCTTTGATAACAGTGCTGGTGAGCGTTTTGTCTACAACCAAGAGCACAATGAAATTGCTCTCGGTTATGCGATCACTCGCAAAGCAATCGACGACAACCTGTACAAAACACAGTTCCACCCGTCGAACCTCGGTCTGATCGAGTCCTTCCAGCAGACCAAGGAAATCTACGGCGCGAACATTCTTAACACCTCGTCGACCTACAACTCGGCAATTGGTGGTGACGGCGTTTCGCTGGTCAACACCTCGCACCCGATTGATGGCGGCACGGTGGCCAACCGTCCTTTGGTGGACGCTGACCTCAACGAAAGCTCGCTGCTGAACGCGATGATCGCGATCCGCACGAATTTCCGCGATCAGGCTGGTTTGAAGGTGTTTGCTCGCGGTCGCAAGTTGGTTGTGCCGCCTGCTCTGGAGCCTACCGCCATTCGTTTAACGAAGACGGAACTCCGACCGGGCACGGCAAACAACGACGTGAACGCAATCCTGACGACTGCAGGCGGCTTGCCTGAGGGCTACATGGTCAACGACTTCTTGACCTCGGCTCGGGCTTGGTTCCTGCTGACCAACATCGATGGTCTGTCGTACATGGAGCGCGTGAACTTCGAGACCGACATGCAGGTGGACTTCGTCACCGACAACCTGTTGGTCAAGGGGTACGAGCGTTACAGCTTCGGGTACTACAACTGGCGCTCGATCTTCGGATCGTTGCCCACGTAAAGGAGAGCCATTATGGGTATCACTAATCTGAGCGGCCTCGAAGTCGCAGGCGTACCCACAATGGGCATGGCGGGCGCTCCGCTGTTCTCGGGTAACTGGTATTTCGTTGACTATGTCAACGGGAATGACGGGAATCCGGGCTCGGCGGACGAACCTTTGAAGACGATCTACGCTGCTCACGATTTGATGCAGGCAGGCAATAACGATGTCTGCGTCATCGTGGGTAATGGAGCCGCTTCAGGGACTCAACGCCTCTCCATTGCGAACGCGCAAGTAGGCGATCCGACCGCAACGACGGGAACGCTAAATTGGAGCAAAGATGCCTGTCATTTGATCGGCATGACTGCTCCGACTGGCATCTCCCCTCGTGCTCGCCTCGCCCCTGAGACCACCGCCACGCTGACCACTTTTGGCTCGGGAACTTTGGTGAATGTAACGGCCAGCGGCTGCTACTTCGCCAACTTCCAAGCCTTTAGCGGATACGCAACTGGCGGCAACAACCAAATCTGCTGGAATGACTCGGGCGACCGTAACTACTACGCCGATGTTCATTTCGCAGGCGCGGGAGATACGGCCTCTGCTCAATCCACCTCCAGCCGTTCGCTGGTGTTGGATGGCGGTAGCGAGAGCACTTTTGTCAACTGCACCTTTGGCGTCGACACGGTCCAAAAGACAGTCGCAAACTCAATTGTTGAATTTAAAGCGGGCTCAACTCGCAATAAGTTCGTCAACTGCGACTTCATCTGGTGGTCCAATAGTGCGACGACCTTGGTTGTTTCGGCGGCGGCTGCTTCGGCAATCGACCGTTGGATCAAGTTCGACAATTGCGCTTTCTTGGGCTTCGGTACTGCACTGACCGGTATCGCCTCTTTGGCGGCCTCGGTGGGCGGTTACTTGCTCATGAAGAACAGCACGCTGGTCTCTGGCTCTGCAACCAACTGGGGCGCTGACGCGACGTCACTCGCTCAAATGTGGGTTGATGGTGGAGCACCGACCGCAAACGCTACCGGCATTGCCGTAAATCCGTCCTAAGGAGTAAACACTCATGAAGGGTAAAATGATGAATGGCCGCGCAAAGCGGAACACGGGCGGCGTGAATCAGGCCAAGGAAAACCTTGACCGTAAAAACCTGCGCTATACCTACGAGTCCAACGTCAACGAAGCCGCTGAAGAGCGCAAGCGCGGCGGGAAGACGATGAAGAAGCATGTTGGCAAGATGGCTGGCGGAAAAGCCGCCCATCATGCTGGCCGCAAGCCGCGCAAGAGCGGTGGGCGCGCTTCTTCGGATCAGAACCCGTACACCTCGGCTCGCAAGGGTACGCCGCCTCCGGGCCGCAAACTCGACATGGAGATGGAATAACCATTTCTGGTCGAGGCTAACCAAAGCGGGGGCCTTAGCGCCCCCGTTTTTCCTTGAGGTACTGGGAATGGCAAAGTCTCCAGCTTGGCAGCGCAAAGAGGGGCAATCCGAAAAGGGCGGTCTCAATGAAAAGGGTCGCGCTTCTTTGCGTGCTCAAGGTCAAAACATCAAGCGCCCTGTGACGGCAAAGGAGGCTGAAAAGAGCCCTGCAGCCGCCCAGAGGCGAGAAAACTTCCGTACAAGAATGTGCGGCATGAAGGAAAAGCTGACGTCCCCAAAGACCAAGCATGATCCAAACAGCCGCATTAATTTGGCGCTAAAACGTTGGGATGTTAAGTGCTAACATCCTTTGAAACAGGACAGGTGAAGCACCATGACTCAACCCCTTTTTACTTCTGTCGGCCCGATTGACGCAGCAAACGATGATGCGGTCTGCGAAACTCAGACGCCCACTGCAGGCGCCTTAGCGTTAGACGGGGCTGCCGTCACAGACGGTGTTGCCATTTTTGACGCCCCTCGCCGAGTTGAAATTAGCACTACAGGCGATGAGTCTGCGGCAACCTTTATCATTACGGGCACCCTTTGGAACGGCCAAGTATTCTCAGAATCTATTTCTGGAATTTCTTCGGGCTCGACGGGAGCGACAACTCAAAGCTTTGCGACCGTCACTTCAGTGACCATTAGCGTTAATGCTAACAACGCTATCATTGTCGGCACGAATGCCTTGGCTGATTCTCCTTGGCTCCGCCTTGATGATTATGCGCCCGCCCCGAGCGCCGTTACGGTTACAGTTGATGGGACAATCAACTATGACGTGGAAATTTCTCAAGATGATCCTGATTCGGCAATCAGCCCAGTCCCGATTGGAGAGATGACGTGGGTTGATGCTTTAGATGCAGATCTTGTCAATGAAAGCGCCAACAAAACAGGCGGACTTGATTACACGCCTTGTTGGGTTCGTTTGACGCTCAACAGCGGTAATGGATCTGCTCGGATGACGGTCACGCAGTCCGGCACGATTCCGAAGTAAGCGGGGGGCGCCATGGCGACCAGCGGCACCTATGCTTTTAATCCATCTCTAGGTGAGATGACGCTTTATGCGTTCAATCTCTGCGGTATCCGCAATACCGCCCTCACCCAAGAGCATATGGAATCTGCCCGCATGGCGAGCAACATGCTGCTCGGTCGCTGGAGTTCTCAGGGCGTTAATCTTTGGACGGTGGATCTGCAAACCATCAGCTTGGTTGCGGGCACTTCAACGTACTCTGTCCCGAGCAATACCATCGTGATGCTCGATGCTTATGTGGTAGACAGTGGGGGCTCGACGGCTATTGACCGTTTAATCCTGCCCATCAGCAGGACCGAGTACGCAAGCTATCCCAACAAGACTCAGCAGGGCTTTCCGACCACTTTTTGGTTCAATAGGCTTTTGTCGCCTGAAGTGACTTTGTGGCCTGTCCCAGATGGTTCTCAATCGCAGTTCAAGTATTACCGAGTCCGGCAGATTCAAGACTCAAACTTTACTGGTGCTGAGCAAGTCGAGATTCCGTACTACTTCCTCGAGTGCTTCACTTTTGGTCTTGCCGAAAGGCTTGCCATGATTTGGGCGCCTGAAAAGGTTCAACTCTTGAAGCCTCTCGCTGATGAGTCTTATCAAATCGCAGCAAGTCAAAACGTTGAAACCGCCCAGCAGTACATCTCGCCCGTCATCTCCGGCTACTATCAGGCCTGATCATGGGTTATGCATCCAGATCAGGAAGAGCCAGAACAAGCTCCTCAAATCCTCAAGCGCATGCTATTTGCGACCGGTGCGGCTTTCGGTATAACTGGGTCGACCTAAGCTGGCAATTTGATTGGCGCGGTGCGCAGCTTGCCAACATCAGGATTCTGGTTTGCAAGCGCTGCAAAGATGACCCGCAGCAACAGCTTCGCTCGATTGTTGTCCCTGCTGACCCGACCCCCATTATCAATGCCCGTACCCAAGACTTTGTGGCGGCTTCGATCAATTACTCGACCGTATCTGGAGGCGGGACCATTGATCCAGTCACGGGCATTCCCATTCCGCCGACCGTAAACCTCGAGACACAGGGCGGCGAGAATTCAACGACGCAGCCCTATGGGCCGCCCGTAGGATTGACGCAGGCGGCTCAAATGCCTTTGAAAGGGACACAGGCATACGCTGTTTTGTTGCCTGTCATGTCTGTTACGGCAAATGGCTCAGATCAAATTACGGTGACTTGCTCGGCGGCTCATAACCTGAGCAACAATGATCAAGTCTCTGTCCAAGGCCTTTCCATAAATAGTTTGACCGGCTTTTATAGCGTCACAGTAACGACGGCGACGCAGTTTACGTTTCAGTCTAATACCGCTACGCCTGCCGGATCTTTGTTGCTCCCCACTTCCCGTATTGTGACGGCTCAAGTTGGGCTGCCTTATGGGTATACTAAAATTCCTCAGACAGGGATTTAGGCCATGGCAAATACAACCATCCCAAACCTTCCTCTTGCCGTTGCCCTTAATGGCACCGAGCAACTCGAGGCTGTTCAATCAGGCACTTCAGTTCGCATGACCGTCTCGCAAATCGCTGCTGTAGCGGTTGGCGCTACGGGGCCGATTGGCCCCCAAGGCCCCACAGGCGATACGGGCCCTACAGGCCCTACGGGCGCCACTGGCCCCCAAGGCACGGGCGACACTGGCCCTACGGGCGACACAGGAGCCACAGGCCCCACTGGCGCAACGGGCCCCACAGGAGCCACTGGCCCTACGGGTGAAACGGGCCCTACGGGGGCTACAGGTGATACAGGGGCGGGTGACACAGGCCCTACGGGTGACACAGGTCCTACGGGTCCCACGGGCGATACAGGAGCCACAGGCCCTACGGGTGATACAGGTGATACGGGTCCCACAGGTCCCACAGGCGACACGGGCGTACAAGTCTATCCCGCGACCGGCGTAGCGGTCTCGGACGGATCTGCTTGGGTCACGTCCCTGACGGCTCCCACAGGCGACCTTGTGGGAACAACTGACACGCAAACTTTGACCAATAAGCGTATCGAGCCTCGAGTCAATAGCGCGGCCAGTTTCGCTGATCCCCTTGCTTGGGACAGCGACGATTACGACATGTATGCCGCAACGGCTCAAGCGACAGATTTGACCATCAATGCGGATTCGGGGACGCCGGTCAATGGCCAACGAGTTATTTTTAGATTGCTGGATGATGGCACTTCTCGTGCCTTGACGTGGACCACAGGGTCGACAAAAGCCTTCCGCGAGATTGGCGTTACGTTACCGACAGCCACTACAATCAACAAAACAACGTATGTAGGCTGTATCTATAACACCGCTGCGGATCGATGGGATGCCGTGGCAACCGTAACGGAAGCTTGATCGAGGTATGGTAAATGGCGACTTATTATTGGGTTGGCGGCACAGGGCCTTGGGATTTAGTTAGCACCGCGAACTGGTCGACAACCTCGGGCGGAGCATCCGGAGCGGGGCCGCCGACCTCCGCCGATGACGTCGTTTTCGACGCGAACTCCGATGTTGGTTCTAACTTCGATGCGGATATCGGAACCGGAACGCCGGGCGCGGTGTGCAAAAATTTAACGTTTACGGCACCAGACGTTGTTGTTCGTATTGATGGATCGGCAAGAAATCTCTACGTATACGGCGATATTACTTTTTCGGCGACTAACGTAAATTGGGGTTCTGTATATTTGTACATAGCTGGAGGAGTAACTCAGAATTTTACGTTTAATGGAGAAACTCTTAATTGCGCTCGGTTTCGCGTTATAAATGGCTCTACTCTTGTTATACAAGATTCCGCTATCTTCAGTGCCTTTACACCTATTTATGTGGATGAGGGGACTTTTGACACAAACGATCAAGCAGTAACAATTAGTAATTCACTTTTAAGTACAGGGGCTCTTACTCGTACTATAGACCTTGGCTCATCTACAGTTGATTTTACTGACACTGGCGATTACTTACAGTTTGACGGAACTAATTTAACGTTTAATGCTGGAACATCTACTATAAATTTTACTGCCTTTACTCAGTCTATTCTAGCAGATGGATATACTTTTTATAATGTAGCTTTTACTAATGCATCTGCTGCAAATGATATAACTATTAGGGGTGGTAATACATTTAATGATTTAACAATACGAGCTGGGTCTAGTGACGGCACATCGGCTAGAGTTAACTTTTATGCAGATCAAACGATTAATGGGACATTAAGCATAACTTCTAGCACCGCGAAGCGAAGAGTCTGGATGCGCGGACTGCCTGATTTCGCGAACGACGCAGATCAGGCGGGGACGCAAAGGACTTTAACGGTTAATGCGGTCTCTAGTTTTGCTGATATCGATTTTATGGATATCGAAATCGCGGGAACTGTAGCACCTGTTAGCGGAACTCGATTAGGCGATGGCGGAAATAATTCGGGAATTACTTTCGACGCCCCTAAAACCGTATATTGGAATTTAAGCGGGACAAATCGGTTTTGGTATGACGACGGGTGGGCGACGACTTCCGGAGGAAGTCCTTCATCCGTAAATTTCCCGTTAATTCAGGATACGATGGTTATTGATGATAATAGTACAATGCCATCAAATAATTTTTATTTCGGGACAGTAGTTAGCAATTGGATACTTACTCCAAGTTTTGACTGTAGCGCGAGAACTCTAGCCTGTGTGATTTCAGTAGTTAACCCAGTAAGAATTCCAAAAGGCGCTTTATCTCTTAGCGGGAACGCTAATGTAACTTACTCAACGACTGGCGGGTCTTTAATTTTTTACCCGACCGGAGGCGATATAACTATCACCACGAACGGCGGAAAATTACTGATCGATGGTATTCAAATATTTGGGTCGTCATCTTCAAAAGTTATATTAGCTGACGATTTTGAATTAGGTGGTTACGGATCTGGAGGCATATTTGTATTAGGCGGAGGAATTCTAGATTTAAACGGTAATAATTTTTACTATAGAAGCATGAGCGGTAGTACTGGTAATACTGAATTATGTACTAGACAAATAATTACGGGTACAGGAGGAGAGTTAATCTGCGCCACGGCATCGGCCAGTGGCGATAACCTTTGGGCATTAGCATCTAATACTAATTTTACGGTAACAGGTGATTTTATAATCCGTTACCAAGGGACAAAAACATCCGGAACTCTAGGAATATTTCATAGTGACGGCGCAGTTCCTTCTGCTACTCAATGCCCTAGTGTTTTTATCGAGACAGGTAGTGGGTTTACTTTCTCTTGGAGTTTAGGCTCCGCTGTAAAAGATTTAAGTACCCAAGGATATACGGGAACCGGGGTATTCGGCGGTTTACGCTATGTTTATGGAAGTTTAACGATTGGGACAGGCCATAACCCTGCGCTATCTAATTCCTCTATTGTTTTTGGCGGATATGATTATGGGTCTGGGGCTCAAACCATTACTACAAATGGCAAAAGGATTAATTGTGATGTCGATATTAACCTTCAAAGCGCGACGGGCGGAGTAACCTTAAACGGCGATTTATTATTAGGAAATACATCGAGCAGCGGAGAGTTTAGACTTCTTGGGAGCGGAACTTTTGATTCTAACGATTACAATATCGAATGTTGGAATATAGACGGAGACGGGGCGACCGCTTTTACTTGGAATATGGGTTCTGGGACTGTAGATCTAACCGGAACCGCAACGATTTGGGATACTAATCCGAATACAAATATTACGATTAACGGAGAAACGTCTACAATTTTAAGCTCTAACACTACTAATACTAGTAGAGTTTTAAATTTCGGGACAAACGTAACTATACATAATTTAACTATCGGCGGCGGTTCTTCTACTGCGGTCGTCGATCTTGTTTACACGACAGGCTTAACTTTAACGGGAACTTTTTCGAGTACTCGATCAGGTGCAGCCTATGAAATCGAATTTAATTCTGGATCAACCTTAACTTGTGCCGACTTTATCGTTTCCGGATCTGCGGGGAATCTTGTAACGTTAAGCAAAACTTCTACTAGTAATTGGAGTATCGTTAAATCCGGTGGCGGGATTATCGATCAAGTTGACTATTGCAACATTGAATACAGCGATGCATCACCCGCTTCAACTTGGTATGCTGGTGCAAATAGTGTAGACGTAACGAGTAACTCGGGATGGATTTTTTCCGCTCCTCCCGCTCCACTTGGGACAGGGAACTTTTTACAACTATTTTTCCCGTGAGGCACAAGGATGGGCGACTTGAACATCACAGAGGTGAATGCAAAAGTGGACAGTCACATTGACGTTTGTGCAGTAAGATATGAGGCCATGTCGAAGCAATTTGACATCCACATTACTGCCGTCAATGCGCGCCTCAAAAAGATTGAGCGGTCTATTGTTTGGGCCGTGACGACCATCCTCGGATCTCTCGGAACTATTCTTTTACTATTGGTGAACTACATCACGGGATAGGTATGCCTTACAGCAGTACGAATGGTAAGCAAGAAATACAGAGAATCGTTTCCACAGTTAAACACGAAAAAATGCTTGATATCGGGTGCGGGGTTGGCACATACGCCAAGCTCTTCCCTGATGCTGAATGGACAGGCGTAGAGGTCTGGGAACCCTACGTCGAAAAGTACAGTCTTCATGACTTGTACAATACTTTGATCATAGGGGATGCTAGAGAATGGGAGCCCTTTGATCAGTATGACGTCGCTTTTGCGGGTGACGTTCTCGAGCATATGACGTATGAGGAAGCCAAGGCCCTCATCAAAAAGCTTCAGGCTTGCTCAGAAACTGTCATTGCTAGCATACCTATAGGACACTGGCCTCAAGGGGAATACGAAGGCAACCCCTACGAGCGTCATGTCAAAGATGATTGGACAGATGAAGAGGCTCGATCCCTTTTCACTGACCCTGTCCTTGGCGGCGTCTACAATAGGATCGGCGTATACGCTTGGTCAAAGAGCGGCCAGCTTTTCAAAAGCATCCCCCGCACGATTCACATTGTCTGGATAGGCGATGAGAAAAAACGCCCTGATGATTTGATCCAGACTTGGATCGACAAAAACCCAAGCTGGGAAGTTAAGGTCTGGGGGAACGAAGAGCTTCACGGGGTGAACTGGGAAAACAGCGCCCACATTCAGACGTATCTCGAGCAAAAGCAGTACAACGGCGTTGCTGACATGATGCGGTACGAGATCCTGTACACCCATGGCGGCTTTGCAGTGGATGCCGACAGCGAATGCGTAGCGCCTCTCGAGGACTGGTTATTCTGCAATTCAGCTTGTGCGCCTTGGGAGAATGAGGTCACGAGGCCCAACTTGATTGCCATGGGATACATGGCCTCAGCCGCCGGTCACCCCCTTTTTAAAGAAATCATCGAAGCCATCAAGAATGACCCAACGATTCCTGATGGTCCGGCTTGGATCAAGACTGGCCCTGTTTTATTCACAGAGGTCTACAAAAAGCACCCTGAGAATGTTCATGTCTGGCCCTCGCACTACTTCATTCCTGAGCACTACACAGGCGTCAAGCATGAGGGAAAGGGGCCTATCTTCGCCCATCAAAAGTGGATGACGACCCTCAACACGTATCGCGAAAACATCAAAGTCGCTGTCTATGCGATAGCCAAGAATGAAGAAAAGCATGTCCAGCGATTCATAGAGTCTGCGAAAGGGGCGGATTACATTGTCATCGCTGACACGGGAAGCACCGATAAGACGGTCGAAATTGCGAGAGCCTGCGGGGCCACGGTGCATCCCATCAACATCGACCCGTGGCGCTTTGACCATGCAAGGAATGCCGCCCTCGCCCTTGTCCCCTCAGATGCCAAGGTTTGCATTGCTTTGGATCTGGATGAGGTTTTGGAGCCCAACTGGCGGGATGTTATCGAGAGGCTTTGGACGCCCGGCACGGGGAGAATCCGGTACAAACAGGACTGGGGCAGCGGGCATATTTTCTATGCCGAAAAGATTCACGCCCGCACCAACTACGAATGGCGCTTCCCTATCCACGAATACATCATCCCAATTAGCCCTGAAAAGATTGTTCGCCACGATGACATTTTGATTCGGCATCAACCCGACACCGAAAAGTCTAGAGGGCAGTATTTGCCTCTCTTGGAAAAGGCAACCAAGGAAAACCCAACCTGTCACCGCATGGCGTACTACTACGCCCGTGAGCTTTTTTATTACGGCAAATGGGAAAAGTGCATTGCCGAGGCAACCCGATATTTAGACCTTCCTACGGCTCACTGGGGTCACGAGCGGGTCTATATGATGCGTATTTTGGGAAAAGCCAATAAGGCCCTCGACAAAGGTTTTGAGGCCCAAAGATGGTTCAGGAGAGCCTGCGCTGAAGTGCCTACCCTGCGCGAGCCGTGGGTAGATTTGGCTCAAGCATGTTATGACTGGGGCCTTTGGCTCGAGTGCTACAGTGCTGCCATGCATGCCGTCCACATTACTGAGAGGAACTACCTGCACACTTCGGACCCCGCCTGCTGGGGAGCCAAGCCTCACGATTTGGCGAGCATTGCTGCTTGGAATTTGGGGTTCAAGGAGATTTCGCTGACTCAGGCTCGGCTGGCTTTGGAAAAGGCGCCAGACAATGAAAGGCTGCAAAACAATCTGAAGATTGTGGAGAAAGCTTTATCGTGTAGTGCCCAGCCGTAGTTTTCGTTATCATCCAGCCAAATACCTGCGCAGAGGGCGGTAACACCTTATGGCTGTCGCAACTACACCGCTGACCTACAACTCCTACGTGACGCAAATTGCGACCTTGGCTGTCGTCGACACCCAAACGGTCGGCGGTATCGTGCAGGGTGTCGATCAGTCATTTAATGACCTGATCCCGCAGATGCTGAACTATGCCGAGCTTCGGATTCAGCGCGATCTTGATTTACTGAACCTGAAAACGTCTCTGCCTGTCACGTTTACGACGGCGACAAATCTCCTGCAAATTAATGCAGATGACTTTGTCACGCTGCAGACCATGGTGATTCTTTTCAACGGGGTGGCTTACCCTCTCTTGCCGACGACCGTTGAGTTCCTGCAAAACGTATATGGCAACACGGCTGCTGGCTCTCGAGGTATCCCCAAGTACTTTGCGATGTATGGGGGCGACAGGACGACAGGCGGCAATACGTCCATCAATGTCTTATTTGGCCCTTACAGCGACACCACTTATACCGGTACCGCAACGGGCACGATTAGGATGCCGACTCTTGCCAAGAACACGGCAACGCCTGTTCTTGCGGCGACGGGCACGACGTTTATCAGTAATTATCTGCCTGACCTTTTACTCATGGCGAGCATGATTTACATCAGCGCCTTTCAAAGAAACTTCGGGCGCCAGTCGGATGATCCGGCCATGGCACAAAGTTACGAGAGTCAATATCAGGCCCTATTGCGCGGGGCGGGAGTTGAGGAGTTCAGAAAGAAATTTGAATCTGGGGCATGGACGTCCTATAGCCCCACCCCTATCGCAAATCCTCCGAGATAATTCATGCCTCACGCATCAGTTAAGTTACGGCCCGGCGTAGATCAGAATCAAACGCCAGCCTTAAATGAAGCAGGTATTTCAGAATCTCAGTTGATCCGGTTTATTTATGACCGGACAGGGCTTGGGCTTGTTCAAAAGCTTGGGGGCTGGGTTAAGTTTTTCCCCAACTACATGCTGGCCACTGTCCGCGCTTTGTGGGCTTGGCAAGATACCGAAGCCAACAAGTATCTTGGCGTGGGGACTCAAAACGTCACGAATACATTTGAAACAAATCTATCAGCCATTCGCGATGGGGCTGAGAAAATTATTACGCCAACTCGTCTCGAGGACAATATCACGCCCGTTGTTTCGACAACGGCTGGAAGTTCGATTGTTACGATTACAGATACCACTATTCAAAACCAAACTATCTACAACTCAGTGTATGTCGCGACCCCCATCAGCATTGGCGGTCTTGTTATCTTTGGCTTGTATCAGTGCAACCCTGATAACTTCTTATCAGCGACTGCCTACCATATTCAGGCCAAAGATGCTTTAGGCGCCCCCCTTGCAGCAGGAAGTTCGTCTTCGTCTCCCACGCTCCCTGTATTTGACACAGTAAGTGGCGATGACCAAATTACAGTCACTTTTGCGGATCATGGCGAAACCGTAGGCTCGACTTTTTCTGTCGTCACTCCGACTTTAGTAGGCGGCGTTTTGATTTATGGCAATTACATTGTCATTGAAGTTATTAGCTCGAGCCAGTTCGTTATTGTCGGCGACGTTGAGGCAACTGCTACAGCGACCGCAACGCTAAATGGCGGGCGAGCCCGATACATTTACAGTTTTGGTTTGGGTGCTGTCCCGCCGGGCACGGGGTACGGTGTTGGAACTTACGGGTCAGGCGGATACGGCACTGGCACGGGAATTATTCCTGCCACGGGCGATGCCATCAATGCCGAAGACTGGACGCTCGACAATTGGGGCGAACAGCTTATCTCGACGCCCATTGAAGAAGAAATCAACCTGACAATCACCGGCATTTCCACAACAGGAACTGCAGCCACCTTTACGTTCTCTGAAAGTTACACGCCTGTTGTGGGCGAGTATGTCGTCATCA